GTCGATACCCACTCACCAAAAGCCGGTACAAACTTTTCATTCTCCGGTAATACCTCAGGATAATTGTGTATCTCATACTGACCGGAAACAACATCGCTTTCTTCTGTGTCATTTTCTTCCGGAGGATTCATTGAGTCGAAACCAGTTTCGCTTACAGTATTTTCAGGCTCTTTTGATACTGTATCACCGCTTATATCACTTTTCTGTTCTGTTTGCTTATTTTCAACAGCACTCGACTTTTCTTTAGCAGCGGCAGTATGTTCATGTTCTATAATATCCTGCTCATCTTCATCAACATCCGGCTCAATTTTAATATCTTCATTACACATTTCATATACAAATTTAAACGCATCAGTCAACTGCTGCCATGTCGTTTCCTCTGCCTCTCCGGTACGGACATTTATAATAACAGGTGGTTCATCAATGCCGTTTATTGACAGCATCAGCTTTCCTATTCCCTTTACCCTTGCCGGAATCATATCCACACCGCTCGGACTCAAAATATCTGAAAACTTTTCAGCAAATTCTTTTTCGCTATACATCGGATTTCCTGAATACTTTTTTAAAAGCTCTGCTGCCGTTTTAAATTTTTCATTATTTTCTTTAAAATAGACATACATCCACTGTTCAAATATATTTTCAAATTCTTCTGCAGGCTTTTCAGGTGTTTCCAATGCCACTTCTATATCTGTTATCTTTTCTTCGTCCCTCACTTCTTTACGGATATTTTGTATCTGACCTTTTGTCATTTCAGGCGGGATATTGTCAGCTATAGCATCAGGGAGTGTTATCATCTCGGCAAGTTTAGCTACTCCATAATCCTTGTATGCAGCCGCTATATGCTCTCCGTATCCACCCTCCGAATATTTTTCATTTATCCTTATATACCTGCTTACCATGTCCTTAGACAAATTATATTCCGATTTGGCAAAATCATTTATATTTGCATATCCGCTCTCATGCAATATCGTTGTGTCTTTTGCTATTCTTAACAAATATCCTATCCTACAAAAACTGTTTGCCGCCACGAGCATCTCTTTGTCAAGCTCTGCTTTAAATTCCTTGTATGTTTTCTTTTCAGTAAGTTCCATATAACCTCCTATGCTATTTTCTGCGTATCAGCAGACAATCTTTTATTTACTATTTCTCTGTATGTTCTAAGCCATTTATTAACTTCTGTCTCCTCAGTTTTTTTATCATATGCTCCATACCATTGCACTATATGATCCTTTTTAATCTCAATAGTGACAAATCTTATATCCGGATTTTTGCTATGCCTTAAAAACAATATTGTACTGGTCTGTCTGTTATGTGCACGAAGATAATTATCCCCGCCTACACAGTGATGAAGTACATGACCCTCCTCGATTATGTCACTTGCCGACTTTGGAATAACTATCTGATACTTTTCATCCTTATACATATAAACTTTTGAAAGCTGTTTTATAAGTTTTGGTATCTGTGTATATTTTTCATCAGCAGTCATGCTTTTTTCTTTTATCTTCTTTGCATCGCTCTGCATAACCATTTCCTGATGTGCTGCGTCAAGGTCACGGGGTTTTGAATACACATTGTTACTAAGGTCATAACCAAGTTCTATACGCATCTGTAAATAATCAAGATATTTTCCTGCCCTTTCATTCAGATAATGATAACCAAATCTGTTAGGATAATCGCCCTCTAAATCATCAGGACTTTCATATCCCACATACTTTGCAAGCTGATTTATAACCCTTTTAATACTCATATGTTCAGCAATCTGTAAAAGCTGCTCATATATCCTATGTGATGAATAACCGACTGAAAGTATCTCATAAAGCCATGCACAATATATCATTTCAAACTGCTGCCCCGTCTGCTTTTGCAGCCGGCATATATTCAATATTGTTATATTTCCCTCCTGTTCTACAAGATAAGGTATATCTTTCTTCTGTATTCCAAGCATATCCTCCGGTCTTGCTGCTACCATATCCATATCATTTGTCTGGTAAAAATTAGCTGTAAGCGGCTCTGCCAACTTCCACAACTGCATTTTCACAAGATATTCAAGCTGTGGGTATCTCCTATATGCCTTAAAATATCCATCAATATCTGCCACCGGATATCTCTTTAAAAACTTATCTATCGCACAATATTTAAATGCTGAATTATTTATATTTACAAGTGATGGTTCATACAAGAATCCTTTTGTGCTTTGATATGAATACACTCCAGAAAAATTTCTGTCATACCAACTGCACTCCCTGGTCCATCCATCACATATGCAAAAATCTTTATGTTCTTCTGTTGGTGTGATATAAAGTCTGGTCACCTCACAATACTCATATGTTTCTTTTTCATCTTTCCTTATACGCTGTGATACAGATACTTCTCTTATTACAAGACCATCCTTGTAAGAATCTGCTTTATATACTGTCAGATTTTCATCAAACTTCCTTTCCCTTGCCTGGTACTTTCCCATTGCTCCACATATCTCACAGCGGCTTATGATACCCTGCTTTGGTGTTGCAACAATATTTTCACTCTGACTCTCATAGCTCACTCCATACTCAGTTGCCCGTCTGTACTCACAACCGCAAGCCGAACACTTAAAATCAGCATACCGCCCTTTTCGCTTATACCACATGATATGCTTACCGAGCTTATCAAACTTCTTTTTACAATATGCCTTAAACTCATCGTCAAGCAGTTCTACACAACTGCATCTTTCTTCAAGCTGCTGCATACGCCTTGTATATGCTCTGTCTGCCTTTTCACTTGCAATGGCATTTTCAAGCTGTCTTACAACATAAAACAAATTCTCGTCAATAAACCGTATCGTTTTAACTTTCTTTGCATATCCTGCCACTATGTCATATGTCTCTTTAGAATAAGCCATATCACGGCTTGCATATAGTGTTGGTACTGTCTGCGGAAACCATATCTCTGAATTTTCTATTGATTTGCCCGACCAGTTCTTTGTGTCATATTCATAAATGCCATAATCAACCGGAGTGACTATAATCCGCCTAAGGGGTTTCTTTCGATTTTTGGGATAAACATCAAGTAATAATATACTGCTGCCGTCTATATCCACCACTCCTGCCGATACGCTGTAACGCTTTCCACGCTCACTGTACTCCGTAGGAATAGGCGGTATCTTAAGTATTGCTTTTTTCTTCATCTTTCTCTGCCCCCTTAGTACAATGACTCAATCATCTTTTCCATAGCTTCTTTTCCATCAAGATAATATGCTTTTATAACGGCAATAAGCTGTTTGTCAGTGCCACAGCACACTCCCATGCTGCCCGTCTTATGTTTGCCTGCCGCACTTTTCATACTGCCTATTATCTCTTTAATACTTTTGCCTTTTCCTCTTACTGCTGCCGCAAAGGACTCATCCCTGCACAAAGTCATAGCCATTGCCGCAATAGTATTAAGTATCATCTTCGTATCCTTGTCTGCATATTTCTTTTCGATATTCAGCTTACCGACAGCCGCAGAAAAAGGTGTACAAAACGCACCCATGCCGTCAATAAAATCATCCACATCCTCTTTATCCAATCCGTTCTCCTCTGCAAGCACATAAAGATTTTCCTTGTCACCCTCCTCTAAAAGTCCCTCAGCACTCTTGTTTATTTCCTCAGCAGACTCAAACTCCCCAAACACCTTAAACATTTCTTCCTTTGCATCTTTTTTAACCTCTCTTGCCATGCGAAGCTCCTTTCCCTGTGGGGATATTCCCCACAGATTAAAACAAATAGTAAATTACTGTATGTGATACGCTATAAAGCGGTACAGTCAATAAAATCTGCCACCCATAAGACGCTTTACTACATTTAGTCCAATATACTCGCCCGCTGTCATTTCAACTCTCTTAAACGGCTTATATAAAGACTTTTCTCTCATACCGAGTTTTATTGCAATCTCCTTAAGTGTGTATGATTTTTCTTTGTCAAATAAATCAAATAACTGTTCCTGTAACATCTTCTTTAGTTCCAAATCTCTCTGACGGTTTTTATGTGGTCCGTCATCACCTTTATGTTCTTCAATGGAAAGCGGTATAAGATTTAACTTAAAGTTCAATCCCCCCTGGCTTCTGAACACTATATGATGTAATTCTGCCATTATCTCCTATCCTCCATTTCAAAATCATATTGCATATTTGCAATCCTTTTACGAAGCTGTATAAACTCCGCTTCACTGTACTCATTTTTCTTTTCATCAACGACTGAAACAATGTGACCGCCCAATGCCATATCAGCAAGCAGACCGTCAATAAGCTCAAGGTTCTTAATTCCTTTATAACCCGACTCTCTCTGAGCCTTAAATCTACCGTCATTTATTCCAGCTGCCAACAGTGCATCATCTATGTGAAGCTCAATATCTGACCGCTTTGTAAACTGACTGAGGACATAATCAGCTATCAAAAGTGCTGCCCTATGCTTTGTAGTACCTGAAATCTTTCCGTACTTTTCAACCGTGTAAGTCTTACCGTTCACGATAGTTTCAAAAACTACGGAAAAATTCGCAATACCGCACCTGATAGAGCCTGTCCATGTCATATCAACAAACACCCTGCTCTTTGGCAGGTCAGGTTGCACCGGTGCAACTTCCCTGTTTTCCATCACAACGACCCCTTTCTTTGTTTTCAATGTGCCATATATATAAAATCCACCTACATAATCAGAGTAAAAAATCTTTGAACCCGTATATGTAAACTTATTTTTATAAATCTTTTCAAATATTGATGATATATCATCACCTGACTTTACCATGTCATACATCTTTTTCTTTGTGAGTGTAGTAGTGTTCACACGCTCGATAGGTCTTTTAAGATTGCGGCTCGAAGCCCACCTGTGGTGACTTCTCTTTTCCTGCTTGGTTATGTATCTGCCGTAACCCTCAAGACCGAAATCCTCATCAGGCTGTGCAATCTTGCTTTCGCTCCTGCCAAACTTCCACTTGCTCTCCGCCACATCCCTGTCCATGGCATTGATGATGATATGATGGTGAATACGCACTTTCTTTGTATCTTCACCCTCCGGAACATACTCGATAACATAAATATATTTAAGCTCATCAAGCCCCTGTTTTTTACGCTCTCTCTTTAATGCTTTAATATAGTTATTTATATCTTTTCTGGCTCTCTCCAGTGTCGGATAATATCCGTCTTTGTATGTAAGCGTTATAAGGAGATCACCTTTAACAAAATTAGTATTTAACAGCCTGATAACAGTAAGCTGTGCATTTTTATTATTTAGATTTTTCTGTGCTTCTCTTGACTCTCTGCTCTTTTTAGTCTTTGGAGTATCTTTTCTGGTATTCCATACCGGATAGATATTGCACTCAACAAAGTTGCCTGATATTATCGTCTTTTCACATATCCTGCATTTTCTTATATAATCCATCTTTGCTTTTACCGGATCAGCCTGTCCTAAAACCGAACTGTCATATATATCATCTAATGTAAGCTGTGCATGAGGTACCTGCGGTTTGGTTTTCCATTCCTTACCATATACATCCTCAAAGCTGTACTGATACCATCTGCTCTTTTTTCCCTCTTTTGCCATGTGCTACCTCATATGTCCCATTTTTTAATACTCATTACAAGGACGGTAAAGGGGTTGTCCCCCTTGCAAAACCTTGTTTACTATGGTATATTTGAATTGCCATGTGCTTGTACTTTGTGCAAGTCACAATTAAGCCGCTTTTTCCCAAGCGGCTTTTTTCATGCTATTTTTATTTCAAAATAAATCTCAAACCAGACATCTGCACATACATACGCATCAAGTTCTTTTTGGTCGATTTCATCCTTTGATTTATTGCGTGGTATGCAGTGAAAACCTACTTCTTTTACATTCCTTTCAAGCAGCTCCCCGGCTTTTGAAGCAAGATTTCCAACATACCCGACATAAAGAAGCGAATCCGCTTTTATATGTACTCTGGTGGCATTTGCTATGCTGTCTGTAAGTTCTTTTAACTTCATCAAATCACCCCGTATTCTGCTAATGTGACTATCACACTCACTGCCCCGGCTACAAATACTGCTGCTACGAACAATGTTGTGTGTGCAATAATCTTTAATCTTTGGTTGTCAATAACTGCTCTCTCGTTTTCAAGTTTATACTTCTGACACTCCAACTGACTCTTGCGTATCCTCTCGTCCAATATCCTCTGTTCCTCTACTGATACTATCTCCTGCATTTTTCTTTTCCTCCTGTTCTTTTCTTTTCTGTTCCTCTGCTTCTTTTTGCTTTCTCAACTGATACTGTAAGCAAATCTTTTTTATACCCATGATGATTTCTTCTTTTTCTTCCTCCGGTGTATCTATCCTGCGGTATCTGTGTACTGTCCCATCTTCATAATGAAACTCTCCAACATACTCAAATGTTCCCTGGTCAGTAGTGACTGTCTCCATGTTTTCCACCTCCTGTTTATAAATATGTATATCTCAATTTGTCCTATTATTGTTTTTTGTTCTGTATTCTCCTATAATCTAAATACAGGTTGCGCCAACAACCGAGTATTTAGAAAGGAGAAAAACTAATGCATTATTATTACATGAATTCTGACTCATTAAATTCTGATTTGGTTGAACCAGCCGCTATCAGAAATTACAATCTTGCTGATTGGAAATATGAAAAAATCCAAAAACAAATACAGGAGTTTGAAAAAAAACTCGATAGTGAACATGAAATTTCTTTAAAATTAATTTCTTTCAGTTCCTCTATCACTATGATTGTTACAGATATTGGTTATCAAAATCCTGACCTTTTTTACTTCTACGGTTCTATAAACGGAAAAGAAGCGCAGATTATACAACACGCAAGTCAATTAAATTTACTAATTGCTTCCGTAGAAAAAGAAGATAAATCAAAACCAGCAAGACGAATAGGCTTTATAGTAAATGATAATGACTAATTACAGTACATAGACTTTACTTAGAACGAGCATAATTCGTTCTAGCCTCTATCAGATAAGCTATTCCCTGCAATTCGTCTAATGAAGGAAGATAATCTTTTTCTTCCTTCATTTTCTTTACTATTTTTTCTGTCATAGTATTTAACAAATCATCTGTTGTAACCATAAATTTTTCTTTTTGCTTTGCTGTCTGCAATTCCATTTTATGTGCCGCCATATTTTGCAGTTCCATCCTATGTACTGCCATATCTTCTTCCCATCTTCTAGCTGCCTCAATAGCTTCTCGCTGTTTTTCTATATCTGTCATCACTTCTCACCTCCTTTCCTTTTCTAAAAACATTGCTTTTCACTCTATACTCCCCTATACTCTAAATACAGGTTGCTCCAACGACCGAGTATTTAGAAAGGAGATTTCATATGAGTGAATTAGCCGAAAAAATTTATACATGGTTTCAATCTCATCCACAATATAACTTTTCAAGAGACTTATCTGTCAAAGCTCTTGAAGATGCTGCCATTAAAGAATTAGTTAAAAATGGCTACATCCGAGTTACTGCTAGGGCTCTCGGTTATATTTGTGCTGAAATTCTTTAATTTTTCCTCTTAACCAATTAGGAATATATATCCGCCTGATTTCCTTTAGGATACTTTTTAAAGGCGGATATTTTAATTCAATCTCTACCTCTTTTTTTCTTCCGTTCTCAAATATGTCTATGTCATATATCCCTTTTCTCTTATTTTCTCTAAATTGAACAATATATTGATGACCGTCCATTTTAAATACTATGTACTTTACTGACACATCTACATCAAATATTTTCATTTTATCTCTCACCTCACTGTTGCTTTTCACTCGATACTCTCCTATACTCTAAATACAGGTTGCTGCAACAACCGAGTATTTAGAAAGGAATACCACCACCAATGGCAAAATTAAATATTGAATGTATCCGAGACATCATGTTGGCACTTGAAGATAAACCTTATAAAGAAACTTATGATGTTTCAACTTTACATGAACATCTGCCACAATATAGTAATGATGAACTCGAATATTGTTGCTATAAATTATACGAAGCAGGCTTTTTAGAACTTAGTGTTACAACTGTGCCAATGACTTTATTTCTAACCTACTTAAATAATTTCAATTCTTTGCAAGATAGCGTAGGGCATAGATAAATTGCAATTACATTCATGCACAATTTTGCAATTTGTACATGCCCTATGCATATCTGCTTTTTCTCCATGCTGTTCTCTGTATTCTTCTACCTGTCGTATAGCACATTTCATGTAATCTTTATCTACTTTTCTTAAATGCTCTATTGCAGTCTTTTCGTTAAAATCACAGCGTTTTTGTTTATAACACAAAGAACACGGTAAGCCAAAATCAGCATTTTCTTTTCTATCACTCTGATAGCCAAATGCTCTTATATGCTGCATCAGACAATAAACATCTCTTTTTGTCTGTTCCTCACCATATTCCTCAACAGACTCCTTCAACATTTCAAGTGCCTGCTTATCGTCAAGACTATCAAGTAACTCCTGTGCTTCCTTAAACTTTCCCTCTGCCAGAAGTGCAAATGTCTGTTCCTCAATTTCACTTCTGTGGTCATATTCTTCCTGTAAATCTTTTACAGCTTTTACTTTCTGTTCATGTTTACTCATCCGGCTTACCTCGCTTTCACATATCTCCACAAAAGACTTAACACAAACCCGTTAAATGTCATTCCCTGTTCCTCGGCTTCCTCTTTTAATTTTCTATGAAGTTCTCTCGGAAGTCTTAATGTTGTTACTATCATCCACACACACCTCATTTCAATTTGATGTCATAATCATACGAAAAAAGTCGGGGTTTTCCCCGTTGCTTTGGCAACGGGGTTTGTCAAGTGTTGTTTTTTTATGCCGTTATTTTTGCCTTACATGACTGTCCACGCATCCCGGCTGTTTTCTGCTTTTCATGCTCAACACCCAGCATATAGCCAATAATCAGCATCTTGTTATCTGTACCTAATTCCAGAAATCCTTTGGTTACCTTTTCCACGATTTCTTTTTTATTATTTTTCATCATCCTCACCTCTTTCTTTTCTCAAAACCTTTATACCTACTACCAATGTTGCTGTTCCAACCGCTATCTGCACAATCGCAAATAATAACTGTAAAATTTCCATAACATTTCCACCTCTCTATCTATTTGACAACTCTTCAGAAAAAGCATATTATTTAACCAGGGAAGCAAGCCGGTAACTTGCTCCCCCTTTTGCCTCAGGACAACATTTTTGTGATATGGTCGATTAACTCTATGAGTTTATCAACCAATGTTGTTAGTCCCTGAAGCATTAAGACGATACCGTTCATTATCGTCAACCAGGTAAGAAGTTTCGGCTCCTTATCTGGTTTTTTGTTTTTCTTTTGCTTTTTCTTATTAGACATTGTTTTGTCTCCTTTCGTTTTTTGTTTTGTCCTTACAAGTACATAATACGCTTATATATTGTCCTTGTCAAGAATTTTTTTGAAAAATAATTTATTTTTTGTCTTGACTAGGACAGAAAACCATTGTATGCTTTAATAAAATATAGAAATGAGGTGATTGTATTGTTGCTGGATATTATCCAGGTAATATTAGAAGCCATAAAAGTAGTAGTGGATGCTCTTTTACTTGTATGCTTGGCAAAATATTTAAAATATCTAAAAGAAGATGATGAGGAGGATTGATATATTGGAACTTCATGAAAGAATTAGATACTTAAGAAAAAATACTTTGAAAATGTCTCAAACTGAATTTGCCGAAAAATTAGGTGTTACACGCACTGTCATAAAAAATATTGAATTAAATGTTCTTGCACGCCCAGAGCAAAAACTTTCATTACTCAAATTGATGTGCAAAGAATTTAATGTAAGTGAAAAATGGCTTTTGGACGGTGAGGGTGAAATGTTTGTCAGCAACGAAACAGAGTACAATGCACTTATTGAACAGATGCTGTCAAGTGAAAATGAGTTTGTGAAAAATATTTTTAAAACATTTGCTCTCTTCGATGAGAAAGACTGGGAAGCGTTGCAGCATATGGTAGAAAAGTATAACTCTGTTGCCGACTCAGATGGCATATTACGATATGATGAAAATCCGGCAGCTTTAGTTCCTGATACTCCGGAAGAATTAGAAAAGATAGCCCCGCCTATCCAGGTGGAAAAAAACGAGGTGAGTTGATACACTCACCCCTTTTTACATTTATTTGAATATTATCAGTATGGTATCTCCTGCAAATGCAAGGTTATAGTAAATTGTTTTTGTGCTTCTGTAATAAATTGCATATATAGTTCTTTGATAATAATTTATGTATTTTCTCCTCATATACTCCCCCTGTTCTGTAAAGGGTGAGTGTGCAGAATAAGTATAAAACAAAATACAGACATACTCTTAAAAATCTCCTGATGTCAAAACGGGAGATTTTTGACATTTTATGTAAAATACAGTATTATTAACTAAAAATTTATAATTTTATACTTAGGAGATTACTTATGAGCATTTTAAAAAAAATATTAGGTGTATTCACCGGAATTGGATGTATTACATATACTTCAATGATTTTTACTGAGAAAGAAAAAACTTTATTTATTTTTATGGCAATACTTTTTGGCTTTTTTACCTTTCTTTTACTCAGACCTAAAAAAAAGGATACCAGTAATCAACACATAATGTCTAACTCCAATCTTCACTCAATTACATCTACTGATACAGCATCAATTCCTCAGCAACAACAAGTACAAGCAGATTTTACTACTTCCACAAATCCGACATATAATCGTATTATCACTGATGACGAAGTTCCTGCCTTAATACAAGCTGGTTACGAAAAAGTAATGAAAATGCAAGAACAATCAAACAATCCAAAATTTCATAGAACAGAATACGAAGAAGAACTCTCTTTTGAATTTATTCAAAAATATTCTAAGAAGGTGGCATTACTCACTAAAGATTTTGAAATGCTCTATCGAAAAGCATTTGAAGTACAAGCCCCTACACAACAAATCAACTTACTACATGAAGCACTAACTGCTTTTAACAATGCAAAAAACTTTTGTTACTCAAAAGGAAAAGGCGGTACTATTTACTTCCAAGACACTTGGGAATATCTTGATAATTCACGCAATCCTTGTTTTTCATATGAAGATATGATTACAAAATCACTTAATGAAATACTTTTTGAACAAAACACAATGATTCCTAACATATTACAAATAATTTCAAAAAATAATGGCATACTTCAAAAAAATATATACCAATATATGCCAAATATTGAAAAGGACAAAATACGCAATGAAATCAAAAAGCTAGAAAGCCAGAACAAAATATATCGTATAAAAAAATCAAACAGTTATGAACTATATATACGCAAATAAAAAATATATTGAACCTCTCAAACGGGAAACTTTTCAAATTTTTGTATTCAGAAATTGAAGATTATAAGATAGAGGAATATGGCAGCAAAACCGTTATTGAAACGAAATCTAAGGGTGCTATAAAAAGAGCAGTTGTTGGTGGTGTTTTAACCGGTGGTGTTGGTGCAGTCATTGGTGCTTCAACTGCCAAAAAAGAGTCAACGGTAAAAAAGACGCAGGGACAATTCATATTATATATTACCATTGGCTTTGATAAAGTAAAAACTACTTTGGCTCTTTCAAATCCGCCTGTCGGTGCTTCTGACTTTTTAACAGAAGCTATGGCTATGGAAGATTAAAAATTTTGAACCTCTGAGATGGGAGGTTCTTTTTTTGACATTTTTGTATATTGCAAATACTTTTTGCATATGATATAATGTCGATAGACAAAGAGAAGCTATTGTTCCATAGCGAACACAAAACAAAACCCCCGATGTTGCCGCATCGGGGGTTTTTATTCCTATTTTGATGTGGAAGGCTTAATACCACAGGTTAGTTGCCGATTATTCATTACCATCTAACCATTTGATGATGTAATGACAAATCACACCACCCATGACAGTAACAAAAAGAGAGGCTATATACTCCATAACAAACACCTCCTTCCCTTGCCGGTATAGGAGAGGCAACAAACCTATATTATCATATAAGATGACATTTTTCTACAACATTTTCCAAACAACTAATCTTAAAAATGTGAGGTGCTGTTTTGACATTTTTGTATATTGCAAATACTTTTTGCATATGATATAATGTCGATAGACAAAAGAAATTATGTAATCACAATGAAACAAAACCCCGAAAGTCTCGCACACTTTCGGGGTTTTTATTCCTATTTTTAGTAGTGGGAAGGCTTAAACCCACAGGCTAGTTACCGATTATTTATCGCCGTCTAACCATTTGATGATGTAGTGACAAACTACACCAGCCGCAACAGCGACCATAAAAGAAAATATGTAATTCACAATGACCACCTCCCTTCCTTACCAGTCTGGGAGCGGTAACGAACCTATTCTATCATATAAAATTACATTTTTCTACATTATTTTCTTGACAACCGATATTCTAAATGATAAGAGGAATTTTGCTTTGTGCCAGATTGTAAAACTTGACTATTTATATTATAATATAAAAAAAGAAACGGAGCTGAAAACGATGTGTTCAATATTATTATCAATCAATCCCCAATATGTTGAAAGCATATTGAATGGTACAAAAGAATATGAATTTAGAAAAACAGTATGTAAAAAACATATTGATAAAATTATTATCTATTCTACATCTCCTATTATGAAAGTTGTTGGTGAAGCAGAAGTAGATGATATTCTTATTGGTGACCCTGAGATGATATGGCAATTAACGAAAAAAAAATCCGGCATAGATAAAATCTTTTTTGATGAGTATTACAAAAACAAAACAGAAGCCGTAGCATACAAACTAAAAAATGTTATAAAATTCGACTCTCCGAAAACACTAAATGATTATGGTGTACATAATGCACCACAGTCTTACCAGTATATAAATTGAATTTGTTATTATATAAAGCACCTCTCGTACGATAGGTGCTGTTTTTACATTTTTGTATATTGCAAATACTTTTTGCATATGATATAGTGTCGTCAGACAAAGATATCATAGGTCCATGTCGGACAATACACGAAAACCCCGAAAGTGTGTGTGACTTTCGGGGTTTTTATTCCTATTTGTTTAAGTTGCACCGGTGCAACTTTTATTTAATTTTGTTACTAAAATCATTTTTTTCAAACATCTCATAAACAGCATTAGGACTATCATTTGTCACTTGAAAAATTTTAAATTCTAGATACTCCAATAAATTAACTCTTTTATCTACTAAATATTTTAAATCATTATTTGAAAATGTAATTATGATTTGCTGTTTACGAGATTTTAAATTTAATAGATAATGTTCTCTTGCTATTGAATAACAAGTTTTTGTTGCGTCCCTTCTTCCAAATATAATTCCTAATTGTGACTCATTTGTTTCCATAATGCT